ATCCCATATCTGGTGACATAGTATTGTTAAAGGATGCGGATGCCATAAAGAGATCGCTTCGCAACCTAATGTTGACAGGCCAGTATGAAAGGTTGTTTCAACCAAACATGGGAGCAAATTTAAAGCAACTCCTGTTTGAGCCAATAACACCACTAACACAACACTCAATCGAGCTTGCTATAAAAGATACCATTATTGCCTATGAACCTAGAGTAAAAATAATTTCGCTAACCGTTAATGTTTCGCCAGATGAAAATGGATATAGTGTGGTGTTGTTATTTGCAATCGATCAATTATCTGATGTAACAACGGTAGACTTCTTCTTAGAAAGGCTTCGATAATGTCACATACAAAATTTAACGCTCTTGATTTTGATACCGTAAAAAACAATCTTAAAGACTTCTTAAAGTCTCAAGATCAATTCAAGGACTATAATTTTGATGGAGCATCATTGTCTGTATTGTTGGACGTTCTTGCATACAATACAACATACAATGGTTTTTATCTTAACATGATAGCAAGTGAGATGTTCTTGGACAGCGCATCGCTGCGTGAATCGGTAACATCAAGAGCAAAACATTTAGGTTATGTGCCATATAGTGTAAAAAGTCATACGGCAACTGTTGATATAACAGTCACGCCTGGTTCTATTTCGGCCGCGCCTAGTAGACTTTATCTCACTCGTGATGCAACATTTGCATCATACGTTAATGGTGGCAGATTTGATTTTGCCCTAGAGAAGCCACTGTTTATAGAAATCAACTCGACAGGAAAGTATGTTGCTAGAAATGTATCCTTGATACAAGGAACACGATTGGTTCACAACTACACGGTAGATAACAATCTGCCAATAAAGCAGCGATATGTGATACCAAATAAAATGGTTGATCTATCAACTCTAGTCATAACAGTTATTACCTCGACATCAAATTCATTAGAGCAGGTGTTTACTCTTGCCGATGATGTCAATGTTTTGTCTCCTACAACTCCAATATATTTTATTCAACCATATGAAGATGGTTTGTATGAGGTAGTATTCGGCGATGGCATATTAGGAAAAGCACTAGATGATGGTAACATAGTTCGACTGGACTATCTGGTGTCTTCGGGTTCTGAGGCCGAGGGAGCAAGAAACTTTGTATCAACACGGTCTCTTAATATTCCTGGTGGTGCCACAGTTACTCTTGTGTGTACCTCACCTGCGGCGGGATTTGTAGAGCAAGAATCGTTAGAGTCTATTAAGCTGGTTGCGCCCAGAGCATACACAACACAAAATCGAGTTGTGACAAAACTAGATTATGAAACACTATTGAAGCGAGACATACCATCCATAGAACACATTCGAGTTTGGGGCGGCGACGAGGCGGATCCTCCAGTGTACGGTAAGGTGTTCTGTTCTATTAAACCTAAATCAGGATATGCTTTTAATACTGACGACAAAACACGTCTTATAGAAAACTTCATTAAGCCCAGAAGCATATTGGCGCTAGATGTTGAAATACTAGAGCCAGATTATTTGTACATTACTGTTTCAAGCAAAGTGTCTTTCTTTGCTGATAAGACAAACAAGCAAGATGGTGATATTAAAAATCTTGTTGTTGACGGCATCAAAAAATTTAGGACTAACAATCTGTCCGGATTTGATTCCGACTTTAGACAATCAAAACTTGTTAGACAGATCGACGTTCTTGATCCATCAATCGAAAGTAATACAACAAACATAACAGTAAAATATAGAATCATTCCTCCATTTTACACAACATTCAGTCAAGATATTACACTCAATAACCCAATCGATAAAGGTGATGCAACAAACGACACCTCGGCAATTAATAGCACAGAGTTTGTGTATAAAGGAACAACAGTTCGTCTAGCAGATGATGGCAAAGGAAAATTGTATCTTTACTATGTTCTGAATGGACGAAGAATTGTTGTAAACAGTGGAGCAGGAACTGTAGATTACAACACAGGAAAAATCTTAATTCAAAACATAATGGTTGACAGAATACCAAACAATCAAATATACATCGACGTTTTCATAGTGCCAAAAAATAATGATGTGATTGCTTTTAGAAATCAAATACTGCGGCTTGAAGATGAGGACATCTTTGTTGAAACGGTGAACTTGAATAAGATTAGATTGTCATGATAGTAGTTGCACCATCAATAAACAGACCACCTAAAGATATTATACCATTGACATCTCCTGTTGGTGTAGGAAATTCAATATCCAACACAAACGATGCCCCTGGTGTTTCCGTATTTGTAAAGTCGCTGTTTCCCGAGTTTGTTTCCGAGGATCATCCAGCCTTTATAGAATTCATGGAAGCATACTATTCGTGGCTTGATTCACGAGGCCAGCCGCTACATGAGGCGAGAAAGCTATTAGAGAATCAAGATATTGATACAGTTGAAGAGGAATATGAGGAACACCTATTTAATGAGTTTCTATCAATTTTGCCGAGAAGTCTTGTTGCAGACAGGTCTATTGTATTAAAAAACATCAAGCAGTTTTATGGCGCTAAGGGTACCGAAAAATCCTTTAAGTTTTTGTTTAGGATTCTGTTTAATTCAGACTCATACCTGTACTACCCTAAGGTAGATATTCTCAGAACATCAGATGGTAAATGGATTCAAAATCAAACTTTGCGACTAACAAACGTAGTTGGTGATGTTAGAAGAATTCGAGCACAAAAAATTCGAGGACTAAAAACAAACACAGTTGCCTTTGTAGAGAGGTTTTATGGTATAACTTTTTTGGCGACTGGAGCATATGAGCTTGTATTGAACACAGCAAGTATTACTGGTGCATTTGAGCCTGGAGAAACTATTGTGTGTAGTTTTCAAGAGGACGGCAATACTGTCACTATCACCGGCACAGCAAGTCCACTTGTTGCAAAAATAAAAGTGATCAAACCTGGTCGAGGATATAAGCTAGGCGATTTGTTAAAAATTCAAGATGCGTTTGGTGAAGGTGCCATTATTAGAGCCTCTGAAGTTGATGACAATGGCTCTATTATTGCATGTAATGTGAAAGAGTATGGTATAGGATACAACACAAACTTTCCGCCATCTCAAGTAAAATTTATAGACTCAATACATCCCGAATTGATACCAGGTACTGGGCAGTTAAATCCCGATGTTGCTGTTGTGAATCTTGTCTTAGGTGCAACAACTAAGTATGGTGGATATTTTAGAAATGCAGACGGGCAACTAAGCACAAACAAATACATACACGACGGCTTTTTCTACCAGCAGTTTTCTTATGTGACTTTTACAGACAGATCATATAATGAGTATAAAGATGTTATGAATAAGGTGGTGCATCCACTTGGATTCAAGCATTTTGGAGGCATTTCATTAGTACACGAAGGCAACACTGTTGTAAAAACAGGACAAGCAGAAACTCCAGTAAGACGACAACAAGTGTCCATCTTGCCAGTCAGTGTTAAAACAAAAATCAGTCTCACATCAATTTTTAGCTATAAATCCAAAAATAATCTTGGGCCATCATATGAGTCTATAGTTAGAGATAAGTTTAGCTATAAACCTTTCATAAAATATGATGCCAATAGAGAGATGATAAATCAATCAGAGCCATACTACGGGACTGGCCTGCTAGGTAAGAAAGCAAGCACACCTGTATCAACTTTTGAGATTCAGCACCTCGGTGTTAATAAACCAAAAGACATTGAAATGAACAGAATCAAAAAAATTCGTTTGTTTCCAGACTCTTGCATTATTCAGAATCCAGGTAGAGTTGTGTTAGAGACGTTGCATGAATCCACAAAAAATGTTGTTACAGTTGACTCGGGCGATTCTGCTACAGTTAGCTTTAGGATAATAAACGAAACAACATCGAACACCACCTGGCAGGCAAAGAAAAATGGAATAACAATACAACAAGGTATTACAACTTTGTCGGATGAACAGATAGATATTGTGTTGCCTGGAGAAAACTGTAGAGTTGCACTGTTTGTTAAAGATAATTTAGAAAGAGAATACAAGTCTGATAACATCACTATTAAAATTGTGGAATAAAGTTCTATAAAAATGTGTGATAAATAAAAGATAGGAATGACAATATGGTAGCTATCATCAAAAAGAATTTTCGACTGCAAAATGCCAGAGACTTTTTAGAGGCATTAAACGCCCACCCTAGAATGGCAAATGGTGTGGCTGCACCACTAGAGGATTCAACATCACTTACGGTACAGGCTCCAGCAGCAGGTGCATTAACAACAACCGCCACGTACACTTGGACGTGGCCAATATCAAACACAGTAACAGACAGAACACAAAACAGCCCAGAATTAAAGAAAGATTCGCTATATGGGCTTAAAGAACAGATCGGGACACATATAGATGACAGAAACCATTATCTGTTTATTGGAAAATCAACAACATGGAAGCCAGAAGACTGGCCAGGCAACACACAACTCTTTAACTCTTTGTTAGATCCTTCTCCTGAACTTGCACCTAAGCCAGCTTTGGACACAGCCGAGGAAGAGCGCCGAGTTTGGGATGAAATGATTGGCCTCAAAAAGATAAGTGAGTTGACTGCATCACTTGTTGTTCCTAGATCAGATTGGGATGGAACATCAAGAACGGTATATAGAATTTTTGACGACAGGGATCCCAATTTGTACGGTCCGGCAACTGTAGATGACCAGATTAGATTGATTGCTGGCCGTTCTGGACTGCGAGTGGGAAATTTTTATGCTCTTAATAGTGAGTATGATCTGTTCATATGTATTGAGACTGGCGTAAATTCTGATGGACTTCCTAATGTCAGCACAGAAGAGCCAAGGCGAACACAGACTCCTGGGGAGTTGATAGACTATTCTGCCATAGATGGATATGTTTGGAAATATATTACTACCATCAAACAAGCGGATGTTACAAAGTTTACTACAGATCAATGGATTCCAATAAAGACTTTGATTGCACAAGAAATTAAGGCATCAGAAATTGACGAAGCAACTGGAGGTATTTCAGATCCACAGGCAACTGTGCAGTCAACAGCTAAGCCAGGTTCTGTCCTTAGTTTTGTTGTTGATAATACCCAGGCACAACTTGATTCTTATAGCACAACTCACATAGGTATAGCAACCAATTTTATAAATTCATTAACAGATCCATCGGTTGCTACACTAAACGTAGATCCTAGTTTAGGTAATCCTCCGCCAGCGTTAAGCTCAAACAATAACGCATATGCAAACATGCACATATACATCACATCTGTGGGCAGAGGATATGGTGAAGTATATACCATCGCTGCATATAACTCACAGTCTAAGCAAATAACGCTTGCCTCTGGTGAGAAGTGGAGTACAACATTGACTAATCCAACGCCGCAACAAGAACTAATACCCATCACTTATGATATATTACCCATAGTAACAGTGCAGTCTAACGGAACCACTCCAGTTAAACTCAAGCCGGTGGTTTCAAATGGAAGAATATCTCGTGTAAAAGTTGTTGATCCTGGAGAAAATGCCAGTTCTGTAATAGTCTCTGTAAATTCTACATCAGGGTTAAATGCCGGTAAAGAGGCGGCAAAAGTTAGAGCAGTGTTAGGACCAAATCGCGGCCTAGGTGCCGATCCTGAAAAAGACTTAGGTGCATTTTTTGTCCTATTAAATGCTAAATTGGCACATGATGATTTATCTGGTGATTTCCCTTTAAGTAATGATTATCGACAACTTGGTATTATCCGAGATGTTAGAAAGCCCGATAACAAATTAGCAACAGAAGATACCCTAAATGCATGTGAAGGACTTTCTGTTCAAGATGTTGATGGACCAAATCCTACAACACCTTTTATATCCGATGAAATTGTTGTGCAGAGATACATCAATTCTCAAAATAAAGAAATTGTGGCAAGAGCTAGATTGATTGAATTTAAGGAAGACTCATCCTTGACCGACGCATACATTATACGATACATTCAAACGCCAGAAACTGGATATGAAGATTTTGTTCCAAGCAACGGGGATGCAAACAAGTTCTTGTTCAGTGAAAGAAAAGATTCTAATGGTAATGTACTACAGAGTTCTTTACAGGGCTCATGTGAAATAAGAACGGCACTTCCTGCTGAGTTGAAAAAGTTTAATGGAGAAATCTTGTATCTTGAAAATAGACGGGCTGTTCTACGAGCTAAAGAGCAAACAGAGGACATCAAAGCCATCATAGAATTTTAGTGATAAATAAAGATACACTATGGCAAAAAAACTGAATCTCACACAGCAACCATACTTTGACGATTATAAAGAATCTAATAAGTATTATCAAATACTGTTTCGACCAGGTAGGGCTGTTCAGGCCCGTGAGCTTACTCAATTACAAACCATCTTACAAAATCAAATCGAAAGATTTGGTACACACATTTTTAAGCAAGGTTCAAACGTAATACCAGGCACATCAAATGCCGTAAGATACACAAAAACCGTTCACTACATAAAACTTCCTTTGCAGCAAGTATATCCAGAATACTCACCTCTGACCAGTTCAGTTGATGATATTGATGCGGCAATCAAAGACATTTGGATCAATAAAAAGATTGCTATTTCCGCAGGTGATAGAGTAGGAATATCAGGAACAATCAAGGGATATAGAGGACCAGATCAGATTGGCTCTGTGACGGGCGGCGAGGTTCGCTTTTTTCTCACTATGGAGTCTGCAAGTGAAGATGGTACGTCATCCACTTTTCAAAAAGGCGATCTTGTAACCATAGTAAATGGTGAGAGGACTTTATCTGCCACAATTCCTTCAACAGAAGGACTCAACAAAGTTGGTCTATGCTCAAGTGTTCAGGTTGAAGAGGGCGTATATTTTTACAATGGATATTTTGTGTATGTTGATGGCCAAACAATATATTTGGCACCAACAAGTGATGAGTCCTCTGACACTGAAATATATCAAAATCTTTGGAGTGATGTAGCAACCGCAAGCGTTGGACTATTAATGACTGAGAGTGTTGTTACATCTCAAAAAGATGCCAGTTTGTTAGACAATGCAACCGGGACTCCAAACTATTCTGCACCCGGCGCAGACCGGTTTAAGATTGACACAAAGTTGGTTCAACTGGAGTATGATCCCAATTCTAATAAGCCAGAAAATTTTGTTAGCTTAATTGATATTGTTGCTGGCAAGGTGTTCTTTATTGTTGATGCTCCAGATTATGCTATTATTGCTGATACACTTGCTCGAAGAACATTTGACGAGTCTGGAGATTATATAGTTGAAAATCTTGGTGTAGAAGTTACCGAGTTTTTGTTGGACGAGGAAACACAAACTTCAGGTGCCCATCAAATAACAGAATTTCAATTTATATCCAAAGATGCGGCAAAAGCATACTCAAAGGAAAAGTTTGGTGTTGATGATGCAACACAGCATCCCACAGGAACTGGATTGATATTGGGTAAAGATACGTTCTTTTATCCAGGAACATCATATGATGGAAGAACAGATCCAACATCATTCAAGAAATTGTGTGAATCATATCTTACTATAAAAGTTGATCCTGGAAAAGCATATGTTAAGGGATATGAAATCAGAAAGCTCGCAAGAACATCTGTTGACATTCCTAAATCTCGCACAACTAGATTTGTTGATAACGCAACCATCGACACACCAATTGGTTCATACGTTTTAGTAAAAGATGTTGCAGGAAATGTAAACATAGGAAACTTTGCTGAAGTTTCGTTTTATGACACACGCCGAGTTGGAACAAAAAAAGCAGGAACTGGAGTTATATCGGGCTCTAGTTATATTCCAGCGGAGTTTACATACGATTCAACTATAAGAGCATCATCAACCGGAGTTGTTACTACAAATAAAGTTGGAACAGCAAAAATTATTAAGATTGAGCCAGATGGTGAATCTGGTGCAGGATTTTATCGAGTATATCTCACTGACGTTAGCTTTTTGCCTGGTTTTTCCTCTGAAAATATCAAGACATTATACTCAGCAAC